GAATAAAATTCTTATCTACTAAAGGTAGAGTTGCAAAATTTAAATCTTTAGTACACCTCTTAATGAGAGTGTTGATTACTTGTCCTGCGGCTCCTACATTTTTAATATTTCTAAGAATTTTTTCATCTTCAAAGGTGAAAGGTCTAATTTCAATTGACTTGGAATCAGAGTCTCCGAACATTCCTCTAGATGGAAGCTCTACAGTAGCCCAAGCAATCTTACTCTCTACCTTTGATAGTAGTTGCTTTAGAACATCATGATGTTCTCCGCTAACCTCCCCTGCTTCTGCAATCGCGGCTTTAGGATTTTTTCTAATACTTTCCGTCATTTCTAAGGAGATGGGTACAGATTCTGAGTCTCGTTGTGCTGTAGAAGCAAGATCTAAAATTGATTTTTCGTTGGTCATAATAATTAAAAGTTTTTAGTACTTTTGTCCTATAATAGATAAAATAAAAAAATATGGAAATATTTATCTCCAATACTTATTCTATCTTAAAAACCTCTAACGTTAAGTTAATAAAGGCTTTAGGCAAAAAATACCGATGCAAAGCTCCAGGAGCTGAGTATGCCTCTTCCTATAAACGTGGTCATTGGGATGGATATACTTATTATTTTAATCCTAAGACTGGTAAATTCGGAACCGGCTTATTATATAGCATTATAGAAGATTTAGACTATTTGGAGTACGATTACAAACTCACTGATAGTAGACCTGATGTTAAACTAGGAGATGCGGAGTTAGAAGGGTATACTCCTAGAGACTACCAAGAAAATCTAATACAGGAGGCTTTAAAGTTAAGGTCATGTATCATTAAGGCTCCCACAGGGTCAGGTAAGACTATTGTTATCGCTGCTATTTTAAAAGCTCTTGAAGGTAGGACTGGTCTTCTGTTTTTTAATAAGAAGCAACTTTTAAAACAAACTTCGGACTTCCTCAATGAGTGTGGGATTGAGCACGGGGTAGCTTTCGGAGATGGAGTTGATATAAAACCTTTAACTTTAGTAACCATCCAGTCCATTGATAAGGTTATAGATACTCATTTAAAGACTTCTGAATTTATTATGTTCGATGAGATTCACGAGTTTGCTAAAGGTAAAGTAGCCAAGAAGGTTCTAAGTTCTTTTCCTAACGCTACTTATAGAATAGGACTATCTGCTACACCACCCAAAGATAGGCACTCACAGCTGACCCTTACATCCTTTCTAGGGAAACAGATTGAGTCCACAACTGCTAAGAATTTAGTAGACGAGGGGTATTTAACTTTACCATCTATACAATTAATCGAGTTACCAGATATCGATGATAGTGAAACTACAGGTAAATCATACCAAGAAATATACGAAGAGTTTATTGTAGATTATAATTACAGGAATGAACTCATCACAGATATAGTTACTAAGATTACGGATCCTAACTCTAGGATACTAATCCTTACTAAAAATCTTTCTCACGCGAAATACTTTAAAGATAATATCCCAGGGTCGTACCAGCTAGAAGGTAAGGATAGTTTAGAGGATAGAGATAAAACCTTACAAAAGTTTCTAGAGAAAGATGGTCCTTCTGTTATAATTGGAACTATAATATTTCAGACAGGTATTGATATTCCTGAATTAACTCATCTTATAAATGCAAGAGGGTTGAAATCGGAAATAGCGACTGTACAAGCTCTAGGTAGAACCTTACGTAAGCACGAGAATAAAACTCAAGTTTACATTTATGATTTTATCGATAAAGCTCCCTATTTAGGGAAACACGCAAAGCTAAGAGTAGATGCTTATAAATCTCTCAATTTTAATATAGAATTTCATGGAATCAAGAAGAAATAAAGAGACTAAAGTAAACAGCCTACCCGATACTGATAAAGAAGCCCTTCACACTATCATTGATAGACTTAGCCTATTAAAAGATAAAAAGTCCTCTGAAATATCAGAAGACTCTTTAGAATCACTTGAATCTATTGTTTTAGATTTGATTAATATGCAAAACCGACATCAGAGACTTTTTAGGCGTTGGTTAAAGCAAGGCTATTTAGCAGATTAAGCGCCATATTGGTCATCAGGAAGAGGCATTTCCTCCTCCTCCTCTTCTTCTGCTCCACCACCTAGTGATGCAATAATATTTTCTAGGTCAGCCATGATGGAACCTAAGTTACCATTATCACTTGAGAGACCTACCGCAGAATCGGAGTCATCACCTACTACTTCACCCTCCACCTCAGGATCGGCTGGCATTTCTTCACCCTCTTCACCTGGCATTGGAGCTTCGAGTTCTTCCTCGGGAACATCATCCTCCAGCTCTTCTTCTGGCATTTCTTCACCCGGTACTTCCTCGCCCGGTACTTCCTCGCCTGGCATTTCTTCACCTGGCATCTCCTCGCCTGGTACCTCTTCTCCTAGCTCTTCCTCAGGCATTTCTTCTCCGGGCATCTCTTCACCCATTCCCATCTCGGAAGCACCTGTAAGGGTGCCTAGAACGTCAATCACCTGTGATAGGTCGTTGGTTAGTCTAGGAACGTCGATGTAGTTTACAAGGATAGCATTTTCATTTAATTTATCACCAGTGGATGATAGACATTCCTGAATCATGTCATTAACTTCAAGAACCTCAACTCCTCCTTTATTACTGAGGTACTTAGAAAGGTCCTTAGATACATCTTGAAGGATACCTTCTTCCATACACATAGAAAGTACCTCGAAAAATACTGAGTGAGTTTTAGATAGGTTGCTAAATGTAGGTACAAACTTTAAGTTAGTTACGTTTACGCCATATTTTTCACTAAGTAGTGTAATGAGCTTTTCTTTTACAGGCTTCTTAGTCTCATAAATCTTTGATACGAATTTTTTAATATCTTTCTTCAAGATCGTATCTGTTGAATTTACTTCATAGATAGAAGTTAGAGTTTCATTTAGATCCGTTTTAGTAGCAAAACTAAAGTAAGGAACTTCTTCGATTACCTTCTCCATAGTCTCTACTAAAGTCTTATCATCTGAGAAGATACATGAAGCTAATTCTTGAATAGCTTGGTTAGTAGACCAAACATCCGAAAAGTTTTCCTTAGATTCGATCAACTCCTGACGCATAAGTTCTTGCTTACATACCATCTCGTATAAGTTATTACCTTCTTTAAGGTCAATCTCTAGTTTCTTTGAGTTATTAATATTTTCTAAAGTCAGCCTTATATCTGAACCTAATACTGATGACATAGCGTTTACAATGCCAGCACTATCTTTCAAATCCTTATTTTGCATAAGAATCTCGCGATTCTCTGTGATGAATTTTATAAATGCTTCTTTAGCCTCTTGTGCTTTACGGAATTCACTAGATTCTACAATAGTTGTGTTTTTACTGAAAGAATCGGCGTGTTTATTAAACTTATAGCGTAGAGACTCTAAATTATTACGATCCTCGAAAAGATTCAATACATCTGTAAAAGAAGTATCAGCCTTGTCAAATCTGCTCTCACGTAGGTCTGCTACGAAGCTGGAAATTCCAGTAAGAACTATACCATCAATCCTATTTGCTGACAAGTAGTTATTAACAGTATCAGTAGTTGCGTTCTCAAGAATTACTGAAGAACCTTTAGTTTTATAAGAGCATGTGATGATATTCTCATTCTCTGATAAAAACTGCACAGTACTTTCCTTAGAGTTTACATTAAAAACTTTAAAGTTTTCCCGTAGTCCACGGCTTAAGTAATCAGCAGCTTTGTGCAGATTGGTAAGGTTCTTATTTCTATTTTCTAATAGCATGATTATATCCTAATTTATATACTTGGTGTTCGTTTGTTTATTTTAGTTTATTACTGTAATTTACACAGGAACTTCCTCAGGAGGACCGGAGGATTCCCCATCTCCCATTTCTGCTCCACCTAGCTCAGAACCTGGTTCTGGGGGAGCCATAGCGTCTTGTTGAGCCTGCATCTGCTCCATTTCAGCAGCAGCTAGCTCTTCTTGTATTTCGCTCATACGATCTTCCACCTCTTTAATTTCATTCTCATTCAAGTGGAAATAGTTTTCATAGATGTATTCAGGTGGGAACATTTCCAACCCTTTAACGGCTTGGACTACTCGAGTCTTCATTTCATCTAACTCTAAACGTCTCTTCTCCTGGAGATCGGAAGGAGGACATAAAGTTACTTCTACAGCATTGATTAGATTCTTATCGTATCCTCTAAGGGTTAAATGGCGCTTAATTAAAAGATCAAGACTAGTTTCAACTTCCCGTTGAACCCTCCCAACAGCACGAGAAAATTTAATATCCAGTTGAGATAAATTTGATTTGCGCTCAGGAGATTGTTCTTTCTCTACAATAAAATCTTGGGGGACCTTAAGGGCTGCTAGGAGTTTATCACGGAAGTACTTAACATCGTCCGTCTCCCCTAGGTTTTGAGCTCCTGGAAGAGTTTCGATTTTAGTACCATTTCCCTTACCCTTTACAGGTACAAAGAAGTCTTCGTCAGTTGACAAAGGGTTATAACGTTCATTAATCTGACCTGAAGTAGGATCAAAGAATTTTTCTTTCTTAAACTTCTGCTTCAGACGTTCCATATACATCTCTACTTTAGAAGTAGGTAGATTACCTGTATCTACATAAAATACACGACGTTCAGGAGCTCTGGCTAATCTATAGATTAACATTGCGTCTTCCATAAGCTTTAAAGATCTCCAGGCATTAATAGCGGGAAATACAAGGGACTTCCCATAAGGGTAGAAGTTGGGATCTGATGTATGAATACGGAAATGAGAAATCTGATCTTTATTTAGTTCTAAAAACTTACCTGAACCGTTTGTATTGGCGCCTGCATCCTGCATACCTCCCCCTGATCGGACATCTGGAACTTCTTGCATAAACTTTTGAAGGTATCCATACTGGTTCTCTACTCTTGTAATATAATTAGGATTTAGAATTTTAAGACGTTGAATACCTGCGCGAGTGTTATTTAAATCTACAATGTTCTCTACAAAGCAATCTCCGTATTTACAAACGTTTCTAAAAATATCCCAAATATACTGACGTAGGTTAGTAGTTTTAACAAAACTTTCTAGTTCTAATTTAACAGCTTTGCTAGCAGTACTGAAATGCAGAACATCCCCATTCAAATGTCTTTGAGTGCCATCATCTGCATAAATATCCATAGCCGCACCGATTTCAGGGTACTCGTCCATCTTCTCGTAATCTGTATAACGCTTCTTTTTATCGTACTCAATCTGAGGCATGTGAACCATACCTTTACTAATTCCAATACCCGGAAGATCTGAAAATAGATCTACTGCCTTAATTGTATCTCCGGAAAGTCTACCTCCTCTCTTTGGCTTTCTCCCTCGAATAGCAAAGAATTTACCAAAGAATCCAGATGATTTTCCGGTAGCTGGTTGCAAATGCCCTGTATTATTAGGGTTTGGGAACGTTGTTAACGATTCGTTTAAATTTTGATCCTTATCTATTTTAGAAGCCATGATGTGTCCTCGTGAGTCTCACTATTATTAGATACCCTTATCATATGGGGTAATTGTTGTTTTGTTTCCTTTTCCTCTCCCTTACCTATCTCTACAGGGAGTCCTGTACTTAAATCGGCAGATACTAAAGCGGCTAAAGCTAAACTCATAACTAAATCATCATGATATCCTTTATCTGCTTCAATCTTACCTGTGTCTGTGATTACAAATGTATTTAATTCATCTATAGTACGTTCTGAGTTAATCCTAAATCTAGAAGAGCGTAAAGCTTCTTCTAAGAAACTTAATACCTTCTCTCTTGTCTGTGTAGTCATTTGAAATCCAAATTCTTGCTTATCATCCATCCAAATATTCTCATACTCAAGTCTTTCGAATAATTCCTGAATTAGTGGAATACCTAACCCGTTACGCTCAACTACAACATGGGCTAAATTATAATCCTTCCCTGTATCATTTATCGCTCTGGCAAACTCAGATATTGAAGTTTTATTAGAGTAGAACTCGGCAACCTGCTCACCATTATATAAATTGATAATATGAAATGCTGAGTAATCCTGACCTCTGCCATAAGAGGCATCTGCTGCTAATATGTATTCAGCGTAGGGATCCGGGTGCTTCCAAATTCTAAGATGTCCTGAAGTCCTTACTGAATACTCACCTACGTAAGATTCATTTAATCTTTTTAAAGTATCTCTATCTATAAATGTATCCCCAGTACCTAGGAAAGAGCATTCATACTCTTGTTCAAACATCCTAGCACCAATAATAGGAAAGTTCTTTTCATACCATAATTCGGTATAATCAGGATGTTCCCTCCAATTAATGTCAATCGGGTTGAAATCATTTACACCATCTATCGCATCCCTATACAGTTCATAGTATAAATTGGACATACCATTTACCGTGGAGAGTAAGGTAACCTTACCGCCTGTAGATACTGTCGGCCAAACTGCAGCCCAGAATTCTCGCATCTTATCAATAAAGGCTGCCTCATCTATAATCAGGTGCGATACGGATTCTCCACGACCAGCTCCAGCTGGCTGGGAGATAATTCTACTGTTAGTGGACAATCTTAAAGTATGAGCATTCTTCATCTTTACCCCAGGCTTTAACCAGACGGGTAAATCATCATACATTAAGACTACACGCCTTAGATACGCAGTGGACTCTCTATCTCCAATAGATACAACCATAATATTGTGGTTTTCTTTAAATATTAGAGACCATAGAGAATAGGCGCAACATAATGTAGTTGCTCCTGCCTGTCTAAACTTACGGAGGATATTGAGCCTCTCTCCGATCATATCTTTTAAAATTCTTGTCTGAAATTTGTATAAATTAAAAGGAATAATCCCTTTAATAGGGTGTTCAATATTTACATAAGTCTTAATGAAGTACTCTACATCATCTTCACACTTTTGTAATTCATCGACTATATCTTGTTTACTAACCATAATTTATATACATATGAGAAAAATTGCAATTATTCCTTCTAAGACCCCCATCGATTATCTTCGATCTTCTACTCCCAAAAATCTTGTAAATTACTTTAAATATGCAGGTTGGGAAGTTTATGTAATGGATGGATGTTCTAGTATTTTTGAAGCTTATGAAAAGGGTGTAAGAACAGCTAATGTAAAATCAGATGATTATGTTATCATGTGTCATGATGATATCAACATCCTTACTAATCCAATTGACTTCAATAGTATAATAGAAGGTTTTTTACAAAAAAAGAAAATTGGTTTCTTAGGGGTAGCGGGAACTAAAATTTTAAGAGAAAATTGCATATGGTGGCAGGGTATGGAAATACCCGGTCAGAACCATTTAGCTGGGTTTGTATATCATGGGAATACTCTTTTCGATATGCAAGCTACTTTTTATGGACAACCAGGCCCTGTTGTAGCTATGGACGGAGTTTTCTTAGCTTGCTTAGGAAGTACCCTCTTAAATATAAGACTGACACAGCCTCAGATGTTTGTAGGTGCCTGGGATTTCTATGACATATATTACACTCTTCAAGCCCATTTCAAAGGTTTTAAAAATCATGTAGTTCCAATTCAGATTTTCCACCAATCTTTAGGGGATACAAATGGTAAGACGTCCTGGCATAAAAATAGAGAAGCTTTAATTCACCACTTAGGGGATAAACTCCCTGTTATTCTCACTTAGAGTAGTTAAGGAATATTACATCCTTCTCTATATCATTTAGTTTATCATGCCTAATATCATCTTTAGGATTATTACTACTTCCATAGACCGACAAAATAAGATCTGACCTGTCAATAATAAAATCCTCGGACCTTTCTTCCAGATCTAGAAAATTTAACATATTAGCTCGCATATTATTAACTACAACAATAGATTTACTTTTCTGTACAGCTTTATTTAATAGAACTCTATCTCCTTTAGTGAACCTGTTAAAGTGTCCTTTACTAGGACTTACTATAATAAAAGGAATTCTAAGATATTCTAGAATAGTAGTTAAATGCAAAGAGACTCCTGCTGAAGGAGTGATGTACACTAGTCTAGGGTTTATTGATCGAAGAACTTGAACTATACGCTGAATGGCAGAGGATCTAACAGATCTACCCTCTCCCTTCTTAGCATTGATAAATATAGAAGATCCGAAGACGCCTAATATGATATCGTCTCCCTCTAACTGAAATGGTTCGGTTGTATACATCTCATATTATCTATAGTTTTCAACTTGTAAGGTTTTCGATAACCATATATAAATTAGGAAAACCTTATGAACCCAGTAGACCCAAAATTTGTAAACTCGCTCATGGAGAATATCTATGGCAACGATGAAGATATGATAAAGCACCAATCCTGCGAGGAAGCAGAAAAGTCTGTTGAAAAGCATGCTACTACCATGGAAAACTTTGGTATTCCTCAAAATATAGGCAACGCCTGGAAAGCTCCTAAAGCTCCAGCACCTAAATCTCAAAAACTAGAAGATCACACTGAAGAGACTAAATCTCTCACAGAATCAGTAGATCCTATGGATGAGCGTGTAACTAATCTCGAAGAAGGACTTATAAATATTTTAGAATCTCTAAAGTCTGTAATTTCTAACCTAAATGAAGAGAAGGAGTTTGTAAAGCATAAACGTACAAACGAAAAGCCTAAAACACCCCCTACACATGTCATGATTAAGGGTCAGAGAGTTGATCTAGCTACCTTAAAAAAGAACTTAGGACCTGAGAAATATACTGAAAAGGTAAGATTGGCTAATGCTCAAGCTTTAGAAGCTGATCCAGCAACAGCTACAAAGGTACATGGAGGTCAAACTTTTTCTAAGACAGAGTTAGATGACTTAAGCCCTAAGAAAGATAAGTAATTAGAATTCTTAATACTAAAAAAAACCCTACTAAGAGTAAAATCATTAGTAGGGTTTTCTTATTGGGATTAGATACCGTATTATTTAGGTTCGTCGAGATGGCGTTGTCTAGGAATTCCTTCACCACCTGCTCTCATTTCTGCGTCATCTACGTTATTAGCATCACGCGCATCTCTATCCTTCTTGCTCATTTTCTTAACCCACTTCGGAGCATTTTTCTTATTTTTAGCCGTTTCAGCTGGCGTTGATACTCTTTGCTTCTTAGGGGCTGGCGTTACTGACTCAGAACCTATATCTCCTGCATTTACAGCTATATCTAGAGATGTGTCAGGGTCTCCTGCGCGCTTTAGTTGGCGAGGTCTATCTCTTGTTTCCTTGTCATGAAGTTTCTGTTGTATCTTTCGCTTTTCAGCCGCTGTAATATTCTTACTCTTTAGTTGACGTTTCCAATGCGCAACACCTTCATTGATATTGTAAATTGAAAGTCTTCCTAGAGCATCTCGCATTGGGATTTCTAGAGAGTCATTTTGAAGATCTTCTGATCTTCTTCCAGATTTGGGTCGTCCGACACGTCTATTTTTACCACCCCGTCTCGCAAGATATACCTTTTCGTCTTCTTCAGCGTTCTCCTTAGCAGCTAATTCTTCTTCGTTTCTACGACGTCGAACATTAGTTGGGTGATTCGGATCATAGTCTGGATGCTTAGGATTAGTTATTACAGGTGGTGTAGAAGACTTAGATTCATCTTCCTCATTCTCCCTAGTAACATTAGGATCGTATTGACGATGATCCTCTTTTAGGGATGGGATTTGCCAATCTTTCAAAGGACCTTTCGCAGGAAATGGTTTACCTGTCTTAGGGTCTAGCATTACCTCACCATGGTCATCGACAGTGTTAGGCTTCTTTTTCTTAGGGATACGACCCTTTTCAACATCGTGACCGTAGTTGCCTTCATCTAAACGTAAATATTCTGAAAATCTCATATCACTATTATATAGTTATTATATTTTACTTATACAGGCGTTTGTTGCGTCTTCTGATTTGTAATCCACGACTCCACCTTGCTCTACGATCAAAACTAATTTTTTCTCAACAGCTACAAGTCTAAGGACTCTCTTGAAGTTTTTAGTAGCTTTCTTTATAAGCTCATGGTAACGCGCTGAGCCCTTCTTAGCGCCTTCTTTCTCTATTGCCATATACGATGGAAGTTTCTTATAAATGTTCTTAGAGTTGATTACAGCTACCTTGTCGTTACGCTCTGAGCTGAAATTAGAGATGTCCCCATATCGAATTAAGGTAGTGTCGATATTAGGATGAGTAGAGAGTAGTAACAGTAGTGGAATTATAAATTTCATACTCTATTATAGTGTTACTTATTTTCGTTTAAAACTTTTAATCTCAAAGTGCGAGCAAGATCTAATGAAGCATTTATAGCTTGGGTTCTCGCCCAGGGTCCCTTCTTTTCCCTACCTGTTACATTTGGGATGATGTCTCGAGGGTTTGGATCACTTCTCCGTGCGTTCGGTATAGTATTTCTACTATTCGCTGGAACCTCTCTACGAGGTTCTACAGGGTTAATTACGCGTGAAGTCCTCCCATAGGTAGGTACAGTTCGTCGATTCCATCTATTATTCTTATCCCTTTCCCTAGCGCGCTCGCTGCCTATAATGTACTCACCGCCTTGTAGGTCAGGAGTCCTTCTCTGTTTATATTTAAACCTATCACCTAGCTCTCTAGCATCAAAGGGGTCTGACCATCTACCCTCATGTTTCTCTAGCTGATTACTTTTAAGTCTATCATAATAACTTCGTCTTTGGCGGATTTTAGACAACTTCCTAGTTTCTACGTTCGCCCGCTCCTGTTCAGGTGTAAACTGAACCTTAGGTTTTGAAGCTCCGAAAATTCTATCGTGGCGCTCGGTTTTACTCTCTCTCCTCTCGCCGGGAGTGTTAATTACCGTGGTAGATCCTGGTGCCTCGTCTTCATGCCATTTAGCGAATCTATCATCATCAGTCCCTCCACCGCTCTTTTCTCGATCCTCAAAATCTCGTTTAGATAATTCTGTCTCAACCGCGGACTCACTGCTTTCAAACTTCTTTACAGGCTTTGTTTGTACGGACGGTGCGGAATTATCATCATCATCGTAGATGGGTTTTACCGTACGTTCAGGCTCCCTCGCTGAATCCTCTGCATCGAATTTTTTATTTGTATCAGCTTCAGGGAAACCGGGCTTCTTGGCTACCTTCTTCTTAGCAGCTCCTACTTCAGTGTTAGTAGTAGTAGGAGGATTCACCGTACCTAGAACTTCAGATAGAAGTGCATTTACAAAATTTTCGGGTACAACCAACATAACGTATTATCTAGGGCTATTAAACTAAAAATCCTATAGGTTTTAAGTATAGGATTTTTAGTTTAATGTTATGCTAGGTTATTAGCAGAGTAGGTGTGTTTCCCAACCGTACTCAGGGTTTGTTAAAGTAGCATCATTGGATGAGTTAGTATCAGAATATAGTAAGCCACCTTGTCTAATCATAGTATTCATTATGAGTACCCATGAATTGAGTGAGGTAGGATCATCTGCTCTCTCATTACTTTGTCCAATAGGAGATGCCATTAGAATATCATCATAGTGTGAGACATGGTGGTATCTATAATCTGCTGAAGTAGCTAATCTAGAGTAAGACCCTACAGGTACTGAAATGTATCCGCTAGTTCCTAATCCTGTAGAGGAATCGTAACTGTGAACAGTAGGTTGTTGACAAACATAAGTATCGAGATCCGTACCTGAAGTATAACTCCAGTCAAAGATATCCTCATCCACACCTGCGGTGAAGCTTACTTTGAAAACTTTCTTAGTAGTACATGTAGTTGGCCACGATGTGTTAATAGTTGATTCGTCTACAACGGCATATGTAATAAAGGCTGATTGTTCGTGACTGAATACGCTACTTGTATTTCCAGAACCTACGAAGGATCCAAGAGTACCTGACGCATTTGGATGCGCGATGGAGGTGGTTATTGCTGTTACTGGCATTATAAATTATATAGTTTGTGAGTATGTTATTTTAATTTTGATTTTTAATAAAATTTAGATCTTGTGATTTCCTCTTCGTACTCAGAAGTGAAGTTCTCCATTCGCTTTCTACGTGCAAGAGCTTCTCCTGTGATATCGTCAGCATCCGTAGGGCATGCGCAATAGTTAGTAGCAACAGCTTTTGTCATTGCGGCGTTCTTAGCTTTCTTATTTAAATCATCGAGCTTATCCTGAATCTCTTTATCCAAATCTGGATATTTTTCTAAAAATTCTATTACATAGTCAGAGACATTCTTTGATAGGTTGATTGGCACTCCAGCAGGAGGGTTTAGCGTTAATTTCAAATCCGCCCATTCTTGAGGAGTTAAGTGTCTTTTAAATGACTTCGGTACTCCTTCAATATCTACCACAGGCTCACTTACAAGATCTTTAGGGCAAGAAGTAGGAGTCGATTCCGGACAACTACCAGTACAATGAGTGGTTATCTCTAACTTTACCTTTGAAGCTCTTTCCATTGTTATAGGATCAAATAAAACTGCTTCCAAATCTTTGAAATAGTCTTCAGGGGTTATAGGTTTTGAGGTTGTAGAAGGGATACAGGTCATAATTTTATAATATTAAATTTTAGATAGGTATCTCTTTTGGATATCCTCTTTGTGATTGTTTGCAATTACACTTGGAGTGTCGGGTCTAAGATTTCTACTGTGGGTTACTACGGGAGTACATGTACACCATCCGGTCTCTTTGACAGCTTTCAGCAAACTTGCGTCCCTAAGAGACACGTACTTTGCATACCTATCAGAATCGAATGAGTCCTCTTCGTCGTCGAGCATATCGAACAATTTTTCACACTCTTCACCGGCCACTTTTCTTACGTCATCTAACGTCTTAACATCTGCCAACGCTTTCAAGCAGTCTTCAAACTCAGCTTCAGGGAATACTTTGGTGATATCGACACAGACCATTAAATCAGCGTCATTATCCTTAGGTGTTTTACACCCCACATATCCTACCTTACATACACCTGCACATTCAATTTCTACGTCTACTTCCAGACATAGGACGCCATTAGAAAAAGATGCAGGATCACTTAGATCCCAGTATCCTGGATCAAAGTCTGCTTCATAAGTGTAAGTACACGCAACCATTATACTTTATATAGTGACCAACTTAGCTAAATCTCCTCTTAGACTTATCGGCCTGGTAGATGTCGTGCATTACCGACATAAGTTTTTTGGATTTTGTGTCAGTAGTATTACAATCACAAAGTTTTGCTCCTTCTATGTAACCTAATGCCCACCAAGTTAGATTTTCTTCTGCTTCATCTTTAAGTTTTTTTAATGCATACTTATGGTCTTTTAAAAACTTATCAACGTATTTTTTATCATTATCATTTCTATCTCCACCCATGACCATATTCGTAAGTGAATTAATGTCACTGGAGTTAATAACATTATCCTCACCATCAGACTCATCACCTTTAGCATCTGTCATACTAACATCTACGGTAGAATTCCAAGATCCAGGTGGAGGACATGGTATTTCGGGGGTTGAGGTAACATTGAAGTCAGCGTCCTGGCCTGTTCTGGCTATCTGACAAACACCTACACACTTATAATATACTTTTACAGGGTATTTGAAAAGCACGGCACCTCCTTCGTAGTGTACATCCCATGACGTAAAAGCACGTCTGTCCTCCATCCAAACGGATATACCACATACGCCATCTTTAGCCTCTACCGATTGTTCTATACTCATACCTTATTTAGTCGTGGGAAAAGAACTCAGATGTTAATCTAAGCCCTTTTAAATTTTTTTCTATGTTAAAAAATACTCATCACCGCAGCATATACAAGCCATAGACCTATGATACCAACGACATATGAATATACATCACCTACTTTTAGGAAATCCCAACAAGATTTAAAAATTTTCTTATCAAATTCCCATCCTTTCTTAAGGAGTCCCATAAAGGTAGTCTTCTCCACGGTCTTGGGAGCTTTCTTGACAGTCTTTTTAACAGTTTTCTTTTTAGTTGTAGTCATAACGATTTATATAGTTTATTAGGAGTTACCGGGGACGGAAATGATGAATATTCCCTACTTTGAGCTCTGTATCTTCTCTTAAGGAGAGGTTAACAGCTTGAGGACTTACTAGAGAAATATAAGCTTTAGCACTTGCACCTTGAGTTACATTCCAATCAAACTCAACTGTTTGAGTGTTATCTCCAATCCATTCTAATTTTAACACGAGGTCTTCGCCTGCTTGATTAAATCCCCTCTCGAAGAATATTGCTTGGGTGTCTCCATTGGAGAGAGGGAAATCCATTCTAGTGAATCTTCCCATATTACCTGTAGTCTTATAAGGGTCAATACCTTTGAAGTTATATGAGAACACAGACCAAACACCTGTAATCTCCAAATCGTTCTGGTACACGTGGTTAGTAGTACCTCCTACAGAGTACACGTCTCCGCTGTTGTCTAAATCAGAAATAGCGATGTGGTGTGTAAATTGGGTACCCCATGTCGGAGATACCAAATTTGAAATGAAAAATATAAAATTGATGAGTATATCCATGTTACTTTATATAGTTTATAGTGGAGTGTAAAGTATCCCAGGTCCTATCAAAGAATAGCTAGATTTAGGTAATTCACAGTTAGATAGGGCAATCCCTATTAGTACGATAAAAATAAAAATTTTTATACGACCACTCATATTTCGAAGTTTCTTCATTACTTCTCCTCAGATATCTTATCATTTCCCATTGCCTTGTGAGCAACATCAGACATAAGCTCTACAGGATCCTTAGGCTCTTTAGTATCGACTACAGTCTTCAAGATACTTGAAAGCTGGGTGACAACCAATGTAACTAAGGTAGCAGCTACTGCAATAGAGTCAGTATCTAGAACTGACATAGAGAAGAGGAATGCAATCGTGCACGTGCATAAATACAGTGCTCCAAATACCGCAAGGTGTTTGCCTGCCCGTTCCTTAGCAGTCTCCGAGGCTTTGATAGTGTTGATCTCGCCATTTAACCTAGATTGCAATAACTTGATCTCGCCGTTGATTTCCGCTTTACGTAATTGAATAGCCTCTTTAGTAGAACCTAGGAGCTTTGCTTCTTTAGCGGCTCTGTCTTCGGGTTCTGAGTTATTAGAGTTTCCTTGTTTCTTTTCAAGGTATTCAATTGCTTCTTGGGGATTTAACGGTTCAAGTTTACCATTTTCATTTTTTTTGTAGTTCGCCATTTTTTTGTATTTTTTTGTGTTGAGCTAAAATTTTATTTCTGTATAGAAGCTAGTGCAGGAGCTGCTGCTAGTCTCTTACGTTTTTTATCTTCTACCTTTTGTTGATATCTATTTTTCATCGCAACTCTATTTTCGTAAGCCTTAGCTTCGGGAGTACCACCTTCTATTCCCCGTTCCGGGTAACCTTCTTGAGCGTTCTCAACTATTTTTTTTTTAAAATACGACCTGCTGTATTCTCTAAAGGTCTTGGCGTCTTAGCACCTTTAACCTTTGGAGGTTTGCGCTCAGCACCTCCTTGGTCCCGGATATCACCTTGATCATTACCCGCGTGTACAGCCCATTTAGCATGGAAACCACCTGATTCTCCAAACTCTTCATCTGCAGCTTCTTGAGCTACTTCCTTTCTCCTCTCTGAGTCCGCCTCTTTAGCATCTAGTTTAGCCTGCAGTTTCGCCTTTTCCTCCGGAGAAATATTCTTACTCTTTAATTGACGCCTTATATGTGCTTTGCTTTCATCTATACTTAAAGGCTGTGAACATTCCTCATTTAATAAACCCTCTATGAGGGTTTGTACGTAATCATTGTTAACTGGGTGGTTTTTCATATCAAGTTATATAGGGTTACCCTTGTGAATAAGTAGTGCCTGATAGGGGGGGTTTATTAACATCCGTCTTCTTCTGACTCTGGCGTCGGATACGTGGCCTTCGTTCAGGCATCGCATCTTTCTTTGATGGAGTGCCAGCGTATTCCTTTCCTAAGCTTCGCATACTTCTAATGTTATCATCGTGGGACTGGAACGGAGGTGTCTTCGGGACTACTTGATGTCCACCCTCTCTCGGCTTTTCAAGTTTTCGAGCTACGAGGTTTCTAGTAACTCCTCCACCCTCGCCTTGAGGACGTGCCATGTCGAGCTCTTCTCCATGTACCTGACCTGGGAGTGGTTTAGCACCTCTCACCTTCTTAACACCTCTAGATGTGATGTGTGTGGAACCACCCGGATCCGGCCATTTCGCTGTATCTTGAGCAGCTTGTTCAGCAGGCAGTGTAGCACCTTTCCATCCTTTTTTATATTCCTGTGAGATAGCAGACTTGCCTTGGTTTATAGCACCTTTGAACTGGGCTCTACGGTTTAGACGACCTTGTCTGTAAGTTGCCTTAAGTTTTTCTTTCGGAGTTAATGGCTCCCTTGTTTTCCCAACTTGTTGTGGACGTGGATCAGGAAGATCGGACATTTTTCTACTTCCTCCCATAGCATCCAACTTCTTTCTCATCTGATCGTTAGTTACAGTTGATACGTGGCTGTCATCTCTTTGGTTGTTATTGGACTCGTTGAGCTCTACTCGGTGTAATGTTCTTTTAGATTCTTCTACTTTAGGTCTCATATGAGTAGGGAAATGACCTTCACCTGCAGTTCCGATAGGAACATAACCTGCCGCTTTGTCTGCTTCTACATTCGCACGCCATCCATCTTGCCTAACCTTATTTTTCTTAATAACACCTCTAGAGACCCAAGATTCTTTCCCCCCAGTATCCTCAGGAAATGCATCTCTTCCTTTAGTAAGTATTTTAGTTAACCAAGAGGCTTTACCTTTATAGTTAGGGTCCGAGCTTTTCATAGCGTGGCTTATAGCTTCGTCTTTAGCTCTTGTAATAGGATTCCAACTCTTCTTAACAGTTGGTTCTAAGCTTTTCTCCGCGTAGTTTACACCTTGTTGCTTAGCATAAGCTCTTATATGAGCTTCTGTTTCAGGATCTCCAGCTAGGTTCTCTTCGTCCCGACCTTCAACGCGATAAACTACACCCTTCCCGGATTTTCTAGCAGCATCTATCTGCCTTTTCATAGCTTCAATAGCAGTCGCTCTAGTATTCATAGGATCTTGCCATTTATGGAATACAGGCTGCAAATCATACTCAAATTCACATAGGAGTTCCTTTGAGGATTCTATAAATTTAGCTTCATTAAGCTCTACTCGGTGTAATGTTCTTACCATAAAATTATTTAGGACAATCTTCTTTTAGCTCTATCGTCTAGAGAATTTTGAATATGCATTTGAAGCGCAAGTCGTTTAGGAGGGCTTACCTTATTACAAATACAGTAATTTTTGTTTACATGATCTGCGATCTGTTGATCTACAAATGCCTTTAACTTAATTTTAAACATTCCTGAGCCTAGCTCCTTCTGTAAATCCTCACACTCTTTATTTTTACTCGTCGTAGCTACACAATCCTCAGGTTCTCGGCGTTTAATAGAGTCCTTAATACACCTCTTTATTGTGTAATAACACTCGAGATGTCTATCACTTTTACCATACTTGCCATCTCCTTTAAAGATATCCGCCAAGTTAATAGTTAATGGGACATCAACATCAATAGGTCCTTGATCGGTGCAAGGAGCTGCGAATCCGTTACACTCCCCAGCACATATAACTCTAACTCTGTATGACACATCTATGTTGAGATCTTTATCTAATTTGATAAAAGATACTTCTGGGCTATTGAGAACTTGGAATGCAGCGGAACACTTCATAAATTATATAGGTTTTAATTTTGACCTAATCTTCTTTTAGATCTCTCATCTAGAGAATTTTGAATCAGGTGCTGTAAGGCTTCGGGATGCTCTTGACCAGTAATTATAGGTGTACATCTACAGTAAACGTTACCGATAGTAGCCGCGATCTCACTTAGTACAAATTCTTCCAGCCGGGCCGCTGGGTTCGAAAATACTAATGCAGTGCGCAATGACGCGCATTCTTTAGAATTCGCAAAGCGGCCCTCTAGACAGCTTCCCGCACTGATAGTGTCTTCTCTCCAGCAAGATTCAAGTTTTTCAAAACATTTATCGTAGCCTGGGTAGAGGTCTCTCATATTTATAGTTACTCCTACAGAAGTATCAATGCCGGGAGATTTACACCCAGTACTACCTTCAGGACACGATCCGGTACAAGTTACCCTAATCTTAAAGCTTACGTGGATATCAAGATTAGATTTAACTAGGTACCAGGAAAACCTAGGGTAGGGTAAGACCAGTTTAAAAGTTACTGCGCAGTCGCTCATACAATATTTAGACATGGAAAAAGGACTCTTATTAATTTAAGAGTCCTTTTATATTTAATTACTATTAAGAATAATCGTGACGACTAGTTTGATAGTATGGATTGAGATCTACATGATCGGAATCTACAGGACGGTTAAAACCATCTGAACTCATTGGCATATTTACAAAGTAACGGAACCATGGCTCGACAACAGAAAGATCCGAACAGGACCCTTCAATAAAGACAATCATTCGAGCTAGTCCATTAGCGTTATTCTGATGCCCAGGCTCAGAAGAAACACTATAAGATCCTCCATATATGGCAAAAGCATCACCAGCAGCGTAAGCTCTAGCAGTTGGCCGACCCGATGGGTCATAAGGCAGACAATCTTGCCCATTGCTTTTATTCATGTAGTTACCAAAATCCTGACCAATATCACCACCCTCTAAGTAGGAATTATCAAAATCGTATTTTAGATAATGCGTAGTTCCTTTAGTAGTCATATTATACTCAACATCATTAACACCTTTTACATGTCTTTCTATATAAGGTTGAGTAGTGGTAATAGATCCTTGAGGTCCAAAGACATAGCTATTTGCAGAACCGGTAAGATCTCCATAGCCTGTATTACCTTGTGAATCATAACCTACTGCATTCAACTGAAATTTTTGAGGCTGATAAAAAGCGCTCGCATTATAGTTTCCAGATACAAAGGTACATGAATTGTGTGCTGTAATATTACAATGTAATTGCGAAACATGAACATCCTTAGTTGCTGTAGCACTTAAAGTTCCTAAAGATCTAAAAGGGTCAGCCTCTGGTCCATTTGCTTGTTGTGGAACTCTAGAGTATTCAATAGTTAGCCATTGCTTGTATTCGGCGTAACCTGTAGGTGTGCCGCTTGTTTGGGTATTTCCAGTACCTGATACCCAGGTACCAGCACCTACAATATTACTTGCGGGTTGGGGAGTCATTGGAAGAGGTGGAGTCATAGTTTTGTTCTACTTTATTTAGAGGGCTGTTACCATAGGTTTGCATTTATTCCCGGGCTTTATTTGTTGGGAGTCCCTTGGGATTTGGGTGGGATTTAAAAGGAGTCCCTTGGGATTTGGTTGGTATTTTTCTGAAATATTATTTTTTTTTATTGCGGTTATATTACTAGGATGTATGGGAGATCCAAGCTGGGTGATTGTAGCTAATCTAGGATTCTCTACGCTGAAATAACTATGGTAAAGGGGGTTGCATTCTCGACAGGACGCGCTATAATATATGGAATGATACCTACTACTACACCATCGGTTGATATGTTCGCATATAATGCCGTCATGCAAGTTCTCACTATTACTGATAATACAGGCATGGTGCATAGCTTCACAAAGTTCACGCGCGAGCGTTTCCATACGTTCATGCGTTCTGAATGCAAGCATAAAGCCTTTAAGGTGTTATGCGACGGTTACCCTAAAGTATCACGCGGTGCAGTAGCAATAGGATTTATAAGCTAATGCTATTACTAACACTACTGCTACAGCTCACTACGCAACAGCAAGAGCTAGTCGATGCTATCATCATGGTAGAGTCTAACGGTAACGATGAAGCCGTAGGCGATAACGGCAATGCTATTGGCTGTCTACAGATTTGGAAGATATACCATACTGACGCTATAGAGCGTAGCGGTATTGGTGGCTCTTACAAAGATTGCTATGATAGAGAATATGCTATTAAGGTGTTCGATGCCTATATGCGCAGATATGCGCGTGAAGCGTGGACTGACCCTAAACAGTTTGATGCTGAGAAGGTCGCACGCATACATAATGGCGGTCCTAAAGGCTACCGCAAGCAAGCTACCTTAAAATATTGGCATAAGGTGTTAGCGAGGCTTAGGGTCAAATCTCGAGCGGTGTGAGTTCGAAAAGTGCACTATAATGCACCACTTGACAAGCGGCTGCGGCTGCGATATAATATATGTAAATGAAATCTCTCTACTACCTTGATGCTCCCCGCGTGTTGAGCCTTGCGCTTTTCCCGCATACCTCCATTGATGATGGTTTATTCCCTAATGTACCTAATGATGATGACGCGCCTACTTGCTACTATTGCGATGATGCGTTACATTTGCGTCCGCAGGTGTGTACCCGCGAAGGTCGCTTGGATTCTAGCGCTGCGCATGTTTGCTATGATTGTGCGCGTGCTGAGTTTGGTGCTCATTGTCGCGGGTGCCAAGACTTTACTAAATACCCTCACGGTGCGGGGTAATCTCGAGCGGTGTGAGTTCGAAAAGTGCACTATAATGCCCTATTTTAAATATTTGGATTTAAGGGGTTGCTATAGGGGTCGGCGC